AAGTTCAGAAAGACTGTAGCTAAGCTTTTATTTTATACATGAGTAGCAATACCTGCTTTAGGATCTACTTCTAATTTGAATAGATCTTCTAATTTTTTCTTTGCAGATTTTACATTTCCTAGGTAACCCATTTTTTCTGATGGTTTTACTTTTCCATGAGATTGTTGGGTTGTGAATCCGCCTGCTCGATCTTCTGCAGCATCCAAAATATAGTTAGTATAATAATCAACCATCTCATGATCTAATTCAACTTCTGTCATTGTGATGACATTACTTTTATCAATGAAGTAAAACTGATCATTAGGAACTTGCATCCATGGTTCAATTCTGAGATAGGATCCCCTTGGACCATGTACTGATTCAATACAAACTGGATCTTGCAAAATTAAGGTGTTATCTTCTGATGAGGTTATGGCGAACAGTTCTTCGCCAGATACTAGTTTTATGCTTGCGTAGAAGTCATCGTTCATTCTTTTTCCTCAGGTTGATGGTTACCATATCATAATTAAATTTCTCTTCGTTGTAAATTTTAATTCGTTCGATGAGATGGTTTAAAGTGTAATTTCTTTTTGAGCGGAAAGTGCAATCATCGGCAATGTCATATAAGGTTGCGCTAAACTTATTGTTACCTTTCCGAAGAACTCTACCAATTGATTGTAGGTTTCGTATTCTTGACTTGGAAGGTGACGCAAAAATAACATTGTGTAGATTTTTAATGTTAATTCCCGTAGAGAAAGTTCCATACGAGGCAACGATGATTGAGTTCTTTTCATTCTCAATAATGGAACGGGCTAATTCTCGATCCTCAACATCGACCCCTCCATGGATAAAGAAGACTTTACGGTCTCCCTCAATGTTTTTATTTATCAATTCAAAAAGTACCTTCCCATGATCCTCTACTCTTGAGAATAGAACCAGAGTGTTACCCTTGAGATCTATAGCAAGGTTTTTGATAAAATTATTTCTTTGCTCGTGTTTAATTAGATAATCAATCTCATCTAGATAAGAATCAAATACTCTCTCATCATGTTTGAGTAACAATATTTTTGCGTTTAACTTCGCAAGATATCCTTTGTCCATCAACTCTTCTGTACGAACCAATTTATAAGATGGTCCAAAGAGTCCCTCCAATACCCACTTATGTGTTTGCGTGCCGTCGAGCGTGCCAGTAAAACCAAAACGATATTTTGCCTGATGCAATTTTGTCATGATCTGAGTAAGAGACTTTGCCTTGAACAGGTGTGCCTCATCACCAATCACAACATGGAATCTTTCAAAATAACTTTTCTCCAACTTATAGATAGATTGCCAGGTAGTAATCACCACAGGTGCCTTTGCCTCGCGTTCCCTACCAGCATAAATTTTGTGGCAATATGACTCGGCGTCCCATCCATATTCCTCAAAGTCCTTATGCATCTGCTCTACCAGAGATGTCGTTGGGACAACTAAAAGAATATTTTGCTTGCGCTCTGCGTAGTAGCGTACTATTGAGTAAATCATCAAAGATTTGCCAGAGGCAGTGGGGCTTATCACTAACCTTCTATTGTGTTTTAGAGCACCGTATACTCCCTCTATTTGATAATCCCGAGGTTGACGATTGCAAATAGATGACATATAATCTTTGACTCCCTCACGAGAAATCAATTCATTCTCTTCGTAAGGAGTTCCAAAGTATTTGTTGTTTACGAATTCATATTCATATCCATGTCTTCCACAAAAAGAAATTAATTTATCAAGAAGTCCAACATATAATTCTCTAGTGTGGGTAGAGAACAGGCGAATCTTACCATCCCAATATCTTCTACGATATTGGTTCATGTATTTTGCACCCTCAATATCAAAAGAGAAATGATCTGATAACTCTTGATAAACATGGGGTTCGGAGTCAACCTTTAAGAAGACTTCGTTCTTCTTGGAAATAACAAGTTTACTCATACTCACCCTGCACGGAAATTGTGCCAATCAATAATGTTCTTAATTAGATAACCTCTGTTGCTTACCTGTTTGATAATGTCTTCCAGGTATGTCAACATGACATCATAGTATTTAATTTTCAATGTTGCTGCTTGGACTTTTTCGTCTGCTAGCATATATCTTTGAACGGCATCTTTCTCTCTAACTTTATATGGAAATGGATCATCCACATAAACTTGAGGAGATGCTTTACCTGTGTAATACAGATGACGCTCCAACTTAACTTTATTTTCTACTGATGTTGCTCTCTCCCTCAGTAGTTTGATGTTGTTGTAGATGTCAAAGTATTTTGCATGAAGGGATGGAACCTTCGCTGCTTCGTCATGCAAATTATCTTGATCAATCTGTGAGTCTTTCTCCCACATACTTTGTATAGTTTCAAGATTCATAAATTAAGTGGCAACTTCAATAGTGTAGAACAGATACTTAAATGTCACTGTTGCTGTAAAGTATGTATAATCGGTATCGGTGGCAGTAAAATCCAAAGAACTTAGTGATATAGGGAATAAATCTCTAAATTTTACCCTAGCACTTACATTAAAATTACTATTCAGAATAGCAAGTGTTCCGTCACTGAACTGTTCTTTTAGATCTTTTGATCCATCTTTTGCTGTGATTAACTCTTGAAAATCAGATACGCTTTCAGGATAACCCAGACCATAGATCCAGTCGTGAATCTCTAGATAATTTTCTAAGTTCTCGTCTACAATAAACTGAAGGGTCAAATCTTCAAACTGGATGTTATCTCCAGGAAGATCAATTGATTTCAGGTAGTTACCAACTTTGACATTTCCCAATTGAATGCCAGGAATCTTGGCACTGTTGGAGAAAAAGTCTACCTTTGGTGTCTTAACAATGTTAAACTTGAATCCTGCGGGAGACAAGTAGTTCTTGTTCTCAATTTGTTTTCCTAAGAATGACATAATTAATTACCTCTTCTAACATATACTCTTCTCTTACCCCATTGTGTTGGAGTTAAAGATGGATCTCCCGAAACATCCCTAGCGGTCTGCCTCATTAAATCCAGATCAGTGCTTCTATTTACCCTTCCAGCAGCACCAAAGTCTCCAGTATCTCTCACTGGTGCATTAGTAATTCTTGTAGAGTCTCCAGTTGGTTTCTGAGTAATCTGTAGATTAGTACCAAACTTAGTAGAGGGTGTTCCTGCCCAGGTTCCTTTTGGAACTTCATTTGCCTTATATTTGTATGGAACTGCTACACCTCGTGTAGAACCAGAGAACGGAGTTCCATCGGCAGTTCTTTGTACATTATCACTACCAGTGTTGTAACCCTGAGAAGTAGTATCCCCAGGACCATATGAACTTGCAGTCTTAGGTTTCCAACCATATCTCTTTGCTTCATCTGGTGTATGATCTCTCTGGGTAAACTCTCCAGTAGCCTTGTTCAATACTCCAGGTTTATAATCTTTATATGCCAGAACATTCTGATTTGTTGGTTTTGGTTGCGTCGGTGGTTTCGCAGAACCTCTACCAGTCAATCTATTAAATTGCTTACCGATAAAGGTAAAAGGATTACCTTCCGCTAGAGCTGCATCTTCTCTGAACTGCTGGAAAGTTTTCATTATACCTAGGGTTTATCTATATTTATCATAAAAAAAGAGACCCTTACGGGTCCCTTCACTTCCTTCACACGGAAACTTTATTATATCACATAAGCACCTCTTTGCAAATCCGTTTGCATTCAGGGGCACTTAGTGAATCACATTCAATCAAACATTCATAGTAGTCGTTTTCTCTCTGCTGTTGCTCCAGTTGGAATTCATCTACAGTATCTTCAAAGTGTCGCCACTCATCTAATTGAGCGCGAGATAGTAGGTTGTGCATTTCGTTCACCATTTCTTTTTAGGGAAAATAATAAAGGAAAGTTTTAATGCATAAGATCTTTTTAATTCTGTATTATATAGCATAGTTTGTGTTAATTCACTAACATTTGTTTCATTGTTACACAACTTTTACATAAAGACAAAAAAAGAGACCCTTGCGGGTCTCTGTGTTAAGTATGTGAGATATAAATCACATGAGGTTCTTAACAACAGTACGCTGGTAGTAGCGGTTGCTGTTAGAAGTAATACGACCAAGACCCTGAGCGGTGCCTTCAGCGTAAGGGTTGGAGACAAGACCGTAGCGGGTCTTGAAGCCAATTTTGGGCTGGAAGGTGCCATCATTGACGGCGCGTACCATCTGGAGGGGTACATAAGGGCAGTAGAAGAGACCTGCGTCATAAGGCGAGGTGCCCTTGTAACCGACAACATAATACTGGTTAGCAGCACTGTTGGCAGAGAAGGGATCGATGTAGACTCTGTACTTAC